AGCTCTTATACTTTTTATTCGTATAAGTTCAGCATATCTCTTCAACTTCCGCCGGAAAGTTGCGAAGTCTCGTGGAGTTATATCTCTTCTTTATAAGTTCTAAATATCTATTTTTCTTTCGTTTTAAACAAAGGCAATCTTTATAATAAAGTAAATTATATATATCAATACTTGCTTGAGTCCTAAAACGAATATCTTTATTGTTATGGTCATTATATAAATTTGATGACTTAATATTATTTTCTTTAAAGTAAGAATTAATATCATCTAAGATCTCTCGATTAGCACTGGTGATACTTAATCTTATACCATTGGCATCTTCATAAATACTCCCATCTCCATCAAAATAACCACGAATAAAATCTTTCCAATATTGTTTATCTAAATTTTTTGGAATTGATAAATGACCAGTTTTATTTGGAACAATCCCATAAGTAGCTAAATCTCGTTTTATTTGAGCAGAAAAACAATGCCATCCACATGCTGGATATCCATTATTATCATAATTGTATACTTCACAGCCGCCTATTTCATTATGAAATAATTCTAATTGTTCTTTATCCTTTATACTTAGTTGAGATTGTATCCTATTATCTTTTTTTGATACGTTTCCATCAGCTGCGAGGAAACCCATTATATAGGCCATTTTTTCATTTTGAGTAGAAAAATAGTTATGATTTACATATACTTCGGGCATCTTCTTGAACCTCCCATTATAAAAAAGTTTAATACTCTATGCGTTGCGCGTGTTATAACTTTTAAATTATAACTTCCGCTCTGATTCCCATTTCAGGGTTCCAGTTTTTTACTTCGTTTATTACCTATAAGTTACCTTATAGGAGTCCAATTAAGTTTAGACCACTTGTTTATATCAAAAGGATATGCTTCACCAATTGCATTATATCCTTTTTCAAAAGCCAAGAGAACTGCATCGGGGAATGAGCAAGCCGCGGTAGTTTTACCGCTTTTTGGCTTGCCGTACAAAAGCACATACTTCCCTTTGAGGTCTCTTGAAATTACATTTTTTTCAACTTCCCAAAGATGCATATGGCACCTCCTTAGAAGCCAAGGTCAAAATCCTGATTTGAACTTGTAGGCGCAGGGGTAGAATGAGGCTTAGTATTAGTCTTATCCTTTAGAGTCTCCAGATAAGCCTTATGCTCCTTAAGAGCGGCAGACAAATCTGCGGGCGCAAAAGCCATATCATCTTCCAGCGGAGACTGAGTACCACTAGTAACAATCAGCTCACTAACACTCACAGTCTGGTGACGGACTTCAGGCTCACCAAAATCCATTTCCTCAATAATTTCCTTTGTAGTGCTGGTAAAGTTAAGACGACCTTTTGCACTATAAGTCTTACCATTCTCCCAGTAAGAACTAATAGCATCAATTACACGAGGGTTGGTTGCGTAAAACTCCATAGTATCAACCTTGCCGCCGTACTGCGGAACAATTGCCTTAATACGAAGCTTCTTGGGTTCTACTTCAATACCATCATTATCAGTTACAAAATCCATCGAAGAAACAGCAAACTCAAGATTCCAAGATGCTTCAGGTCTAAACTCTCCAGTTGCCTTAGAAATAAAAGATGCATTTACACGTGGGAAAGACACTAACTGCTTCTGAGGATTATAATACTCATTCATACGAATATTGCCGCTGGTAATACGAATCTTATCAGCACCAGCTTCACCCGCACCAGAAGCAATAGATGTAAACTCAGTCATAACCTTTTCGATAGATTCATATGCGGGGTTGGGCTTACCATCATTTTTCAGCTTGGTTGCGAACATATAGACAGGAATCTCAAGGGAAACTTCCTCATTATTAATAACCTGATTTACGAGAACTTTAATATTGCCACCGATATTATCAACGGTCGCACCATTTTTAACAAAAGAACCATATTTTAGATTAATTTCAGAAAGAATACCTTCAATACGTACTACATTTTTAGCTTGTCTCAACATAATTTTATTTACCTCAATTTCATTTTTATAGTTTTATTTTATAGTTCTTTTTTTGGGCAAAATGGGAGTCAATATGACTCCCTTATATTTTTATTACTCGTCTTCGCCCTGAACGAAGTTAATACCAGCATCAGTCAGCTGGACATAGGTCAGAGGCTTCTCTTCGCCTTCAACAGCAACCTTCTCACGATAAGCCAGCTCGTTCTTAACGAGGGAATTCACGCGACCAGTAATGGAAGCAATCTTCTCGCAATTTAGAGCGGTCTTCATCTCTTCTGTCGTTGCACGACCACCATGGGCCTGCAGGTACTCAAGTGCTTCAAAAGTCTTCTCAGTAAGTTTCATAATTCATTTTCTCCTATAATTTAAAATATTTTTGTTTGTTTTCTTAAAAGGTTTATCTCTCTCAACCTTTCTGTATATATTATACTACGAATTTCTACAAATATCAAATTTTCACAGCGAAGAAATTCCGATAACATAATTATTAGTTAATTTAATAAGTTTTGTCCCTTGCGCGCCGCGCGATAGATTTGGAATATCGTTATATTTAATTCTAATTTGAGTTGTATTAGAATTAATAAGTATATCAGACTGCGACACTACAGGAATAAAATCACACATTGTTTCTGCTTTTTGAATTTTTACGCCTTTAGTATTTGTACCAGTTACATTAAATTCATTAATAGAAGTGTTTTTACCATACCCATCAATCGAAATACTAAAGAGTTGAGTTGTATTTATGGGAATCACACGGGCCGCCACAACTGTATCACCGGCTGCGAGCTTCATACCAATGATACCACGGGTCACACGACCAATAGCTTTAATAGGTGAGGTTGCCACCATGATAAACTGGCCATTTTTTGACATAATACCAATTCTTTCATCTTCAAGTATAAGAATTGAAACAATTTCATCATTTGAGTCTAACTTGATTGCAATTGCACCTGTATTGCGTTTCATATTGTACTCACTAAGTTTACTCTTTTTGATAAGTCCATTCTTAGTTATAAAGATAATGTTTTTCGCGGCATTATTAGGATTAACTCCTACTGCTGCTGTAAGAGTTTCATCATCTCCTACAGAAAAATAATTTGCCAAGTATTGTTTTTCTCCAACTGTAAATTCTCCCATCTTCATATGGTAGTAATTACCTTTATTGGTAAAGAACAAAATCGTTTCTGTGTTCTCACCAATTATATTATCTACCAAAATTTCATCTTTTTCAAGTTTTAGCTTTGTCCCAATTCCATTGCGGCGTTGAGAGTAAAGTGAAGAAGTCTCTGTTATGAATACTGCGCCTTTATTGGTGAAAGAAAGAGAAAGTTGCTTTTTTTCAGTCGGTTCATCAGATTCGTTTTCGATATTGAGAATCTGAGTACGACGCGCGTCTCCAAATTTTTGTGTAATTTCACGCCAACCATTTATAAGCTCTTGATTGAAAAGCTCTTCGCTTTCAAGAATTGCATGGATGCGCGCAGCTTCAATTTGGAGTTTCTCTTTTTCATCTTCAAGTTTCTTTACTTCGAGGCTCGCCAAACGAGAAAGCTTCATATCAAGAACAGCTTTTGCCTGCTCATCGTCCAAAAGAAAACGAGTTTGTAATTCTTTTGATGCGGCCGCGGTAGATGTAGAAGTCTTAATTACTTTTACTACTTCATCAATATTGGCAATACAAATTAAAAGTCCATCTAAAATATGGATACGTTTTTCTATCTTTGCAAGATCGAATTCAAATCCACGACGATAAACTATTTTCTCATGGTCAATATGTGCTTGAAGTGCAGCCTTCCAACCAAATACTTTTGGATAGCGGCCATCATCAAGCATTGTCATATTAATACTGAAGTGACTTTGGAGTGAAGTATTTTTGTAAAGATATTTAAGAACTCTGTCTGGATTTGCCCTCTTTGTAAGATAAATCTTTATAAGAGGGTCAACGCCAGTGAGGTCATTAAAACGTTCAATACCAGGGTTGTTTAAATCATCATTTAGAATTGCTTCGAGTTCTTCGCAAATCGTGTTAGTATAGACGGAGTAAGGTATTTGAGATACGATGAAACATCTCTCGGTAGTATCCCATTCTACCACAGATCTAAGTTTACATGCTGACCCTTGACCAGTTTTTAATGCTTCTTTGACTTCTCTTTCATTGAGAAGTAGCGCGCCCGTCGCAAAATCAGGTGCACAGTAGATTTCATCAAATCCAACATCTGGATTAAGGAGTAAAACTTCTAATGCATGGTTTACCTCTTTAATATTAAATTGTGGGATAGAGCTGGCCGCACCTATACCAATACCCATAGTACCATTTACTATATTATAGAACCCTTTTGTGGGAAGTACAGATGGATATTGCTCTGTGTCATCATAGTTATCTCGCCATTCTTTAATAGTATTCTTATCAATATCATTAAAGAGACGAACAGAGAACTCACTAAGACGTGAAGCTGTATAACGGGGCGCCGCCCAGTTGCCGCTTGACATTAAGTTACCTTCATTACCTTCGACCTCAATAAGAGGATAACGCATAGCAAAAGGTTGGCCCGCACGCATAATAACACCTTCACATGAAGAGTCACCATGAATATACATGCGCGCGGCGCTACCGATTGCTTTTAATGTCTTTTTAAAAGGTTTTGAAGGTAAAAATTTATCTGTGTAAAGACAATAAAAAATTTGACGTGCAGATGGTTTTAAACAATCTCTTACATCAACGAGGGCGCGCGATTGGAGAACTGCACCACTATATTGAGTAAAAGATTCTTCGATTACTTGTTTTAAATTACTCATGTATTAATCTCCATTTTCATTTTATATAAATATTATATCATAAAATTAAAGAGAAGTCAAATTAAGACTTCTCTTATTCTCTAATAGTTGAAAAATCAATATTGTTAAATACAAAATTTCTACGTGGCTCT